GTATCTTCTCCATTCTGGCATTGATAGTAATGTCTTCCAATCTAGGAACTCTGTTAATAATATATCACTCATTAGAATTGACCGCCTTGTGGGGTTGGTTGTTGTAAAGGTTGATTAGTCGGCATATTTGGTTGAGATGGGTTCACGGGCTGTCCGGGCTGTCCGGGCTGATTAGGTTGCCCCATAGTCGGAGCGTTTGGCCCCTGTCTCCCTATAGTTTGACTAGCGAGTTGATTCGCCATCTTCTCTTGTTGGGATACTTTCATAAATTGTCTTACGTTTACTATAGTCTTGAGTAAATGATCTTCAAAGTTAGGTCGATACTCTTCGGCTAGTTCGTGGATTTTCTCTTGTTGAGATACGTGTCCTGCTAAGTGTTGTAAAGCTTGAGCAGTCGCCCCCTCTGGTGGGTCGAAGGCATCTCCTTGCATAAATCTTGACCATTCGCCGTTAACTTCTTCTAAATCGCCCATCTTGCCTTTAGGTTCTTTGCCTAGATAGCGTTCTATATCTATATCTCCTACCATTTCTTTGACTGTATCTGCTGTTAGGTTATAATTCCCCTTAGGATTGAGCTGTGGATGAACCCATACACTCGTCTGTAATGCCTCATAAGCCCACGCTAGAGCCTGTCTCTTGAGTGTTTTAGACCCCATGTGTATATCTGGTGTCATGCGTGCGTCATAGTTACCTCTTAGGGTTTTTACTGATAGATTAGGAAAGATTTTCTTCCCGTCCTCTCCTAGAACTCTCTCTCCTAGTGTTGGAGGAGCCCAGTCTTGGTACATATTGATAAACATTGTGATTGCTTCGGTAATCTCCTCGATTATCCTATTAACCCATAAACCAAAACGTGTCTCTGACTTCTCGTTGATTATATTATCACGCGTCGCGGTTCCCGATACTCCCTTCTGATTACTCATAAAGTAAGAAGCAGCACCGGTTAGTCTTTCAAGCATCTCTAATAATAGGTTGATTGTATTGAACTCCCAGACGAATGATCTCTGGAGATTAGGGAAATATACACTGTCTGAAGGCTTATCATCCCCTGTAGGATAGGATACTCCACCTCTTAGTTTATAGGATTGTTTCGTATACCCCTCGTCTGTTACTCTATGAAATCCGAACGGACAGTTAGTAAAGAATTGGAAATCTGATGCTTGGTTGAAGATGTTATTTATAGCATTGACTATAGGAGCGATTAGTTTCATCAAAGATTTACCCCTTACCTTGCCTGGTCTTCTGATTAACGGACCGCCTACGAATGGGATTTTACCTGTTCGAGTGATCTTCCTTAAAGGTTTCCCTGCCAGAAGAGTCATAGTATAAGGTTCTACTATAAAACGGAACTTCTCTGTCTTCTTACCCTTTTTGAATGTCCCATACCATTCTAGTAAGTCGATAGGGAATACTCTTGGGTCGAGGTCTTTGGTATCTTTGATCCCTAACTGGTCGTCTTTTATCTTCTTGAGTCCACCGCTCTTTTCTATTCTTGCTGACTTAATCTTACTTAGGAACATATCAACATCATCATCGGGGATATTCTTGAAGATTTTTCTTTCAGTTCTGTCTTTGAATTTATCACTGTCTATATGTAGAACGTGGATTAGAAAACTCTGTTCTTGTAGATTCTTACCATAGTCAGGGATTACAATATCATCCACATCAGCTATGTTCTCAAGAACACCTTTCTCAAATCTCTCTTTTACTGTCTTTATGTCATATTTCTTAAACTTGTTATTCTTATCTTGGACTGGGATTCGCTTATCTACCCATTCATACCAGACTTTCCAATAGACTTTAAATACTGAAAAACCTAAGCATATCTTATTATGGATATAATCATCTATCTCAGGATAGACGTTGCCCTCATTCTTACTTACTGCCCATTCAGCGAACTTCTTTATATTATCTCTGTTCTCGAAATCGTTCTCTTCTACTGCTACCCAGTGCATTCTTGAAGGATTCCATGAAGTAGCTAAGAGAGTAGCTTGGTAAGAATCAGCAGTTGAAGGGGCTATCCCTAGGTTTCTATCAGCCATATCAGGCTCTTTAGAGAGGTCTTCTAGGACTGAAGGCTTCTCAGCTTCGTATTGTTGGATGTCTTTCTTCTTCTGGGCTAGCCAGTCTGCGGCTGCGTCTGTGCCTACTCGGTAGTCATCTTCTATCATAGAACAGATTTCTTTCTGCATCTTGGGAGAGTAGGAATCCGACTCTAATTCTATGGGTAAAGGCTGAATCTTCTTCTCGTCAGGTGTTAGAGGGTTCTTTTTATCTTTCATTAATTATTACTCCCGAACTTGGGGTCAATTATTAGTTTACTCTTAGCCTGTTTGACCTTCTTAAATGCCATGAGCCTAAGAACTTCATCTATTTGGAATTGTATCTCAGCTTTAGCGTATTGTAATTCAGACCTTTTAGCGTCTCCGATATAATGAGCTATCCCAGTGGGAGTGCGTTTTACTGCTACTACTATCTCGCTTAATGAGATGAATTGGTCAGGATCAGCATCAAAGGTTTTCTTTTTCTCTTCTGGGTCCATGTTCCTCCTTAATATAATTTCGGTACATTTGGATCAAACTTGCTTACTGTTATGTACCGTGGATTACTCATCGCAAGGTATCTGGTTACATCGCTAAAATCTTTGTACTTCTCTCTTGGTTTCACTTTGTCTTTCACATCTCCGCTTGAGGTTAAAATGTCTCCTCTTGCATATCTTGATAAGTGTCTAATTGTATTAATACAGTTCTCTGTTATTAAAATCTTAGGTTGGACGACTATCTCTTCGTCCTTCTTCTCCCAGTATAGGAGTTCTCTGACCTTTAAATGTCCTGCTTCTAGTGCGTCTATACCATCTACGAACCTTAATCCACGCTTTAGAAGCTCTTTCTTAGGTGTTGTGCTTGACTGTCCGCCTTGTCTCTCGGCTAATTGGACTGTCTTGTTCCCGAAGTTGGGATCTATAATCCTCTTATGTATCGGTTTCCTGAATATCTGTCTTAGTGATTCTTCCTTCTCTTTGATGATTTTAGCATACTCGGTATAGGTTTTGTCATCTGAATACATCTCGTTGAAGTTCCTTTCAGGATACTCGTCTACGATATAAATTGTACCGGTGATACTTACCGCGGCCCAGATGATCGCCCAGGGTTTCCTATCGTGAGGATCTAATACTTCGTAGAGTGTAACTTTATTGAATGGTACGTCCTCGAAGGGGATTACATGAATACCTTTGTTGAACTTCATGTATATCTTCCCTGATAGATTGATTGGCATACCGTAGATACGAGACTTGATTTCGTCTTTAGTCATCAACTTAGTCTCTAAAAGTGTTCTCTCTTGGTCTATATAAGGATTCTCCGTAGTCCAGAGGAGGTAAAAGCGTATTCCTTCCTTCTCTACTACTCTAGGGAGGGTCTCATCTACCAATGGAGCGTACTTTGACTCAAGCGTATCATGGTTTTCAAAGATATTCTGTAAGAGATCAGTGACTCCTTTCAATGATGTCATGGTAAATATCATCTCACCATTTCTGTCAATAAGTCTCATTCTCTGCTCTCGGTATATATCGTAAGGGGCTTCTTCATCGTTCCATATACCGTCCAAATCTTCACCCTGGAAGCTTTCTCTTTCTTGGTCATAGGACTTGAAAATACCTATTGAACCATTCTTTAGAACTATCTTCCGATTGGTGAATCCTGTGATTTCGTTATATTTCCCATACTTTATACCTAGCTTGGGGAGTAACGACCAGACCTTTCTTTGTTGGATATTCACACTATCTTGGAATGTCTCTGCACATAACCACCATCTTTGATTTGGTTTCTCTCTCATCTTGTTGAGGACGTATTCAGCACCTTTCTCAGTCTTGCCTGAGCGATTTCCTCCAAAAAGTCCTTTGACTTTAGATGGATCTTTGCCAAACCTTTCTTGCTGTTCCAAATTTTCAAAGAACGCTAAGGGGTCAAGTTTCTTGCGATACTTTAATTCCCTTTCGTTTCTCCATAATTGCTGCTGCAATTTGAAGAGACTCGTTTTCGATAGTTTCTTTTGTTTTACCATCATTTTCAGTATATAGTGATTGACTAAAAGTATGATCTAACCTCTGTGCATCTGTCCAGCCAAAGTTCTTTAAAGCGAATATGTCTCCACTTCTGCCATGTTTTCTAAGGGCTTTCTCATAAGACTCTTCTACTATTAGTTTGGCTTCAGCTACAACTTCTATATATCCTTTCCTTCGGCTATAATCAGAAAGACTGGCTTTAGAACCTACAACTAGGGCTAAACCGGATACAGTGTATTCTTCTTCTTTTGTTTTATTGAGATATTTATTAAACGCTGTTGATAGGTGTTGTGGGGTAGGGAATTTGCGAGGACGTCCACCTATATTCTTTTTTAAGGGTTCGATAACTTTGTCTTTAACTTCCATCATTCTCCTTAAATACAATAAACATCTATATGTTTTAATTCTTCTTTAATTTTTTGAGCGTATTTTGTCCCGCCAATCCGTAGGGATTCTTTTAAGACAGTTTTTCTAGCTCCCTTACCCAAGACTTTCATAAAATCCATACAGTTTTTAGTCGTGATACTGATTATAATATCTCGTTTCATCCCTTCCCCTATACTTTCTGAGGTCGTTTACTACTAATACTACGAAAATTATGAGTATTACTAGGTGTATGTCAATCATTTGGTTCTACATCT